AGATTCGCCTTTACCCGTGCCAACATCGTATCCATTGCGGCAGAAGTCGGCTTATCACCTGCATCGTCCTGAATCTGAGTGATTGCGGCAATATCAAATGATGACGTTGACAATAAGCCAAGATAAGATTGATACAATACCTGATAAACGGGCTTTTTCGCGCCAGTCGTGGTATTAGTAACCTCTAAAGTTGGCTGTCCACCATTCATCACCAGGACATCCATTAAACCGGATGCGGCGGCAACCTGTGGATTAAATAGTATACCACAACCGTTACGACCTGGGCGGAATTTAACCGCAAAAATAGATGTTCGTGAGCCTGACGCCCCCCCCATCTGAGTTACGTTACTGTATGCTTTCGCCCAATAATGTAAACCTTTGATCCCGGCAGCATCGCCGAATGTGGCGTTATCACCGTAAATCAACTGAGTAGATGCGCCCTGTCCGTAGCCTTCATTAAATGCGGGCATATCGTCCCTAAACATTGCCTCGGGTCCGCCTGGGTATGAATCCGCAATCTCGATAGGTTCTGATTGAATAGCCTTCAAGACTTTTAAATCAGTCTGTAAGATATTATCATTAACCGTTACATCTGCCTGGCCTGTTCCGATGGTTGTTATAGAGAACGACGGGAGAGCGTCGATTCTTTTGTAAGTGTGAGAGATGTTTTTGTTCGCGGGTATAGCGGGAGAATCCATCAATATTCCAGATTCTTTCGTCAACTGGTCAATCGCGGCCTCGCCCTGTACACCAAACGCGGAAACTAACTTTCTCAGTGTTGCATTAGCCATAAACTAATACCTCCTAATTTCCAAATTTACCTTTAAATGGATCATGGGGTTTATCTCCATCATCGCCACCGCCCGGACGTTTACCGTCCTTCGGTGTCTTTGAATTTAATAGCCCAAAACCCTGTAATTCCGTGATTGTTGATAGGTTTGCCGCCATATCTTTGTCGGCAATGTCGTCCCATTTGGTATCGTCATCGGCAAGAACTAACTTACTTTTGATTTTCTCAAAGTCGGCATGATCTTTAATTGCGCCATGAACTGACATAAATTTAGATCGTGCATCCTTGAAATAAGACTTTTCAAAGCCCTGTAACCGCTCGAACTCTTTTTTCTGTTCTGGATTATCCGCATTTCCTTCCAATGTGGTAATCGTATCGGCCTGGGTTTCAATAGTCCCATTTAGTTCACGGATTTTTTCTTTTTTTGTTTTACCCTCGTGGTTTAAAGCATGAATATCATCATTTAAACCCTGAATAATAAACTTGAAAGAACTGTTTGCGCTATCAATATCTTTTAATAGCGTTTCAACCTTTGCGACTTCCTCGTCGCTTAACACTGTGCGAATCTTCGCTGTGAGTTCGTTTATATTTGTCATATCGTCCTCATTTCTTATTGAAATATAATTAAATCAAGTAATATAACAAACGGTAAATTGTTTTACCAAATAGAAACGCCCCGGACAAAGGAAGCCAAACCGGGGCGATACAGGGCAGAGATGAGACCCCGTTAAATATTAATAACCGTCGTCTCATCCTTACCTAAAAACTTATCCAGGGATTGATCGACTATCTTATGCGTTATCTTATCCATCTCTGGCGGTACTAAATTAGCCTCATTTGATATGACGCGCCCATTATCTGCCAACCACTTAATTTTAGCACCCTCGGACGTCCAACCCAATTTATAACCGTTATCGTTTACGCTCTTGGTTTGCAAATCATTCATTAATGCCTGAGTTAAAACCGGAGCGGTTGAATTTTTGAACTGCGACGCCTGCCCCTTAAATTTATTGTCGCGCTTCCGTTCGCCATATCCTTTAGAATAGCCTTTGAACTTGACGCCCTGCACATCCTTTTTATTTAGGAATGTCCATTTCTCCCAGAATAGGCGGGTCTTATCCGCCATCGATTGCCAGTCCTGTTTAGTTATTATCGGCATTAATTTGTCTTAATGTTTTTGGATCGCCGAATTTGTCCTCGGCTATTAGCTTTGTTTTAATCTTATTCGCCCGAAATTCCTGATTGATATTAGTCGCCGCCTGTGAAATCCATCTATGGCGACAATTAAACCCACCGCCATCACTCCGCGCACCGGGGAACTGTGAATCAACTTCATCCCGTGTCAATGCACCCGCCGAAATCATCTCTATGCAGATCGTGCGCGTCTTTTCATCCAGTGGACCAATATAAACCAATTTAGTTTCAGGCGGTAATTGGTTCTGCATCGCGACGTCAATTGTCCGGCTAAATGTACTCAAGGCCGTGTTTACTAACGTTTCTAATTGGGCCGGTGACAGCGTTGAGCCTGTGATTGCTCGTGCAATTTCGGATCGGCCTGCCCCGGTTAAAATTCCCTTTGCTACCTCATTCTTGACCGTATCCCCTAATTTGCCCAGATTAGCAAGGAACGACGCGCCCTCAATATCAATATATGATTGTATAATCGGGCCGGATAACGGGCTTACTTGTGTCAATGCGGATAATTCGGTAATGAACCCCGCCTGCAATACACCTTTGATTTGGATGTTCATTGCATCCTCGAATAAATCAAGTTGGACGGCATTAATTACGCGCCCGACATCCGCCGAATCAACATTGGCGGTAACTTCGAATAATGTCCCCGTCATCAATTCGGTTGTGTCGTCTATGATCTTGCGGATTTGCTGTTCAGCGGTCGCCATTATGGTGTCGCATTACCCGCTAACGCTGCGACCAGATTATCGACTGGCGTTACGACAATTCTTGGATCGGGCATACCGCGCTCAACTAAATGATCCAATGCGGCATCCCTATCTTTGAATTTATCCGGATCGCGTCTAATTAGAATATCGGCGGTGTCGATTATGTTCAATGCAATATCGTTTTTGTCGTGCGCATCCTGTTCGCTAACGGATAATATTTCAACTGACTCATTAAAATCAACATTGAAATCCTCGCCTAAATTCTTACCCAAATCAACATCGGCAACGATTTTCTCCAACTCAAATAATTCCTTTTCATACTTACGATATTTAGGTATGTCGCCGGTGCGCTCGTCCTGTAGTTCCTGGTTCCTTAATCGAATGGAAATCCCCGACTCGGCTGTCGTCCCCTCAACAAATTGCACGGGTAAACCGTGATTTTGTGCCAAACGCTTATATTTGCCATTAATCCCTGCCTCTATGGCCTCAACGGTATTAGGCGGGCTAACCATGCCAATCTCGCCCTCATCACCGACACGGGTTATTTTATCCGGCCCAACCTCTAAAATTTTAGGTAATTGCGGACCCGATGCGAACGCCCAACCAAACGACTGGAACTGAATATTAAAATCCTTATTCGTTTCATTTAGATTGATAGCCAAATTAGTATTGACCAATTCCCAATCAATATCAACACCCAAGAATTTTTCCTCTGGCTTGCCGTCACGGAATACATACAAATACGGCGACACGCCATAAGGATTATCCCGTTGATTTTCCCTTACCTGTAAATTAGATAATGAATTATAATCGAATGTGACTTCATCGTCCCAATATTGCCACATATCGACCGTACCATTATTATTTTTACTGGATTGGATAGGGAATGTAATACCAATCGGATTAAGCGGGTCATCGGCATAAACCGGCACAAAGCGCGTAATTAAATCATGCTCTAATTTCCCACCCCTGGTCGTCACGCCTATAACTTCTAATTGCAATAAATTGACCCATCTCTCAAGGCGTTGCATCTTAATATCTTTGTTCGCGTACAATTCCTTATCGACCGGCCTGCGTTTATCCCCGCCATCGCTCACCGTTCTAACCGGCGGTAACATATAAACCAACGATGTTCGTTTAATTATCCTGCCTGTGATATTGGTGTTCGCCATTGGACCCTTTTTACGGGTCTTTTCGGAATACCATTCTTTGGTGAAATCCTCGGTTATGCCATGATAATAATTCAATGCCATTGCTCTTGAGGCGTTCCAACCTTTATTTTGCAACTGATTCCAAAGAATCCACGCGTTTTTTAAATATTGATGTACCTGATTATCTATCATAGGAACCCCATTGATTAGAATTTACTGGGAATAAGAAACTTATTAAATACCCCGCCGCTGCGGTAATATCGAGAATCCCGATACCTTCCTGTTTTTTATCAAATCTGCCATCTGCGGTTGATTCAACACGGTTCCATCCGTTTACTGTTTCCGGGCAAGTTTTAGGATTAACGAAATAATGGGGCAACCCGTCACCCGCCATCATTCGTGAATTGACATTGTTCATTCGATCTTTTTGCCGGGGATTAACCGACTTGGCATGAACTTGGAAATTAGCGGGGTTATCCGCCAGTATCCGTAAATCTGTTTTGGTCGCGTTTGATTCGCGCGCCTTTCCCGTGCTATCCGGGTAAATATGTATCTTGCCGTTTTTGTGTGCGTCAGGGAATAACTCGATTATTCTGTCCCGCATCTCATAAGTATTCGAATTGTTTAAATAAATCTCGCCAAACTGATAAACATTGCGCCCCATAACGTGGTTCAATGTCGCCGTCATTGGGTTTACATTGAAATCCATGCCGATACGAACCTCTTGTTCCGGATCATATTTTAAATTGACATCCAGATTATGGATACCCCAAGCGTAATAAGCTAACCCGGCATAACTAACAAATTGCCCCCGGTATTCCTGATTAAATGATCGTTCATCTAATTCCATCTTTGCGGCGATAATCTCCGCCTCTGGTAACACATCACTCGAAAACCAATTATAAAAACACCACTCAGGATCGTCGGGGTTCTCGGCAAACGCGCCAATACCTTCGATTGTCTCGGGTATTGCACCCCCGCAAGCATATAAAGCCCGATCAAAAAAATGATTCATCCCCTCGGGTACTCCGTCCAATATTGCCCATCCGTTGGTATCAGATAATAGCGGCCTAATATTCTCTGCCCAGGCGTGCGCTTTGATATTCGGGTATTCGGTAATATGGCAACCATTCCAGGGCGACCCCTCAATGCGTTCCGGTTTATCTAATCCAATTACCCAAATTTCTGTGCCATTGCGCAACCTGACAAACAATTCCGACTCGGATTTATGCGATCTTAAATAATGGGTGTCACGCTTTAAGTCATTCCAGAATATACGTTTAGCTTGCGCATGAGTTGGCGCACCGTAAAAATATCGATGGTCATTATTCTGTAACGCTTGGATTAATAATTTACGTTTCCCTATTAGTGTTTTTCTTGATCGCCTACCTGAATTATTAACGATAAAACGATGGTCCCAGTCATTTAAATAATTAACTTGAATCGGCGTTAAATCGACCAATGTTACTGGTAAATTATTTGGGCTTACGTTGCTCATAACTCCCTGCGATTGCTTCGGCTATAGTGGAAAGGTCATCAACCTTAACCTCTACATCATGTTTATCCCTCCAAAGCGTTCTATTACGGTTCTTTAGCCAAAACACCATCGAACCCAAATCGGGAGGATAGTGTTTAATTGTTTTTACCTTCGTGACTAATCCCTCGGCATTGCAAAAGATTTTATCTTCCTCGTGGCTATAACCGCACGCCCGTTGATATAATGATTTACCAACCTTTGCGTCGGCTTCCTCTCGGCCCTTTTTTATAGCGGCCCTAAATTCAGGATAACCCGTTTTCCATCTTTGCAACGTTGTTTTCCCTATTTCAAGTTGCCGCATCAGCATCTCATCGTCTGCCCCTAATAGGCACAAATTAGTTACAAAATTAAAAAACATCTCATTAAATCGAGACGGTCGGCCTACCTTTTTTTTTATCTGTTTTGGTTTAGCTTTTTGTACCATATTTAGGATTAATATACAAAATTAATACTTTCCAAATAATGGTATTATTTTTTACCTAACGGATGGAATATTGTAGGCGGTACGAGGCTCGAACCCGCATTATCAAGATTGAAAGTCTTGTGTACTATTCCAATTATACTAACC